CCTACGGCGAAAGGAGAACCTGTTCCCTCTGGGAAATCAATTGTTGTAGTAGTACCAGTAGTAATACCAACCACTCTCTGTGCTGCCGGGAAACCGATAGCAATTTCTTCAGCACCACCAGATACACCAACGTAAAAGTCTTCGTTAGTGGCAGTAGGATTAGTACCAATTGCGACATAGCAACCAACAGACTCCGCCAAGACTCTGATATTCTCAACCTGTTGTGAGATAGCAGAGGATTGAGCAGATGTGGTAGATGTGGCAAGAACTGTGTTAATGCCTACTGGTTTGATGGCCATTATCTTAAATTACAATAAGTCCTAAACAATATTTATTATACTTCTTCCTCTGGGGTATCATCTATGGTATCATCCACCTCTACTTCTACCTCTTCTTCTTCCTCTACTTCAGGTTCATCAAAGATAGATGCTGCCACTTGAGGGCGAATTTCTGTAATTCTGTCTGCTGATTTAGCAAAAAGAATATCTTTAATTTTGTCACTAATTTGAGCCGGAGACTCATCAGCAACAAGCAAATCCATTAATTCTTCCATTTTGTGTAAAATACTTGTGTGTTGTTATTTAGATTTCACCACCTTTGGGTGGTTTGATTTCTGGGGTAGTTGGCATCGGAGGCATTCCCATTGCGTCAGCAGGAGCACCAGGTTCTGGCATCATAGGTTGACCAGTAGCAGGATCAACTGCCATTTCGGCAGGATCAGGAATTATTCCCGAATCAATCTCCTTCTCAATCAACTTATCTTGCTCTTCAATTTCATCATCAGATTGTCGCAGAACATTTCTTCTGATGTAATCATTAGAATAATACTTACCAATGTATGGTTCGTATAGTTGTGCCAAATTGATTCTCTCCGTAGCAAGTTCTGCTTCTTTGAGTTCAGCGAAGTGGTTGTCATATAGAAAATCATACTGAATATGATCTGCCATGACCTCCCAATCTTCGGGAGTGACAATGTTTTTCAGGATTAATTGAGTTTTCAGCATGTCGTTAAACATGTCCGAGAATCTCTTTCTTAATCTACCAACGAACTTGGAGAACTTAACTTCGTCTCTCAGGATTTCAGATGAACGACCCATTGAGAAACCAGTGTCACCTTGAATACGAGTTTCAGGAACATTGAGTGCTCTGTATAACTTCTTCTGGAAGTAATTGATATCGGTGATTTCTCCAAGGTTCTGACCACCAGGTAACGTGGTAATTTCTGTACCACGACCACCTTCTCTCCTAGGTAACCAGAAGTCCTCCATCATGGACATAAACTTCTTGTCATCTCTGACTTCACCTGTGTTAGCATCATAGACAAGTTTGTTTCTATAACGCATCATCACATCACGCAGATATTGTTCTGCTTTTTGTTTAGGCAGATTACCAACGTCAATGTAGAAGATTCTTCTTTCAGGTGCTCTTGATAGACGATAGATGACAAGTGAGTCCTCAATCATCATCAACTGATTAAGAGGTTTGATTGCCTTATGCATCCATGATAAAGTAGTTCCTTTATTTCTGTCTACCAAACCAGAGGTACAATAAGTGACAGAATCGCGAGTCATTCTGACACCTTTGTTTCCTCCACCACCTGGATTATACCCACCAGATGAACTAGAACTTCCTGGTGTATAGACAAAGTACTCTTCGATCTCTGGGAAGTTATAGGTGGTAGGATCTTCTTTGTTAAAGCTGTTCCTCAAGTTTTGTACGCTATCCTTACCTCTTTTCTTTAACTGACGAACATAACGCATCTTGGATGCGTCAATATATCTTAACTCTTGAATACCATCTTGTGGATTCTTTTGATCGATTACTTTATTGTAGTAAAGTCTTCCATCAATATACCAGTTACGAAAGATTTCATGCGCTTTCTTATCAAAGTCAAGCAGTTCTAGAATATATCTAAACTCTTCTCTTACTTTCTTTTTAATTCCATCGCTTGCTCTCAGATTGGACAGTTCGATATTTACAGGACTGTCATTCGTATCTGATACAACCGCTTCATTTACAACATCTTCAATCGCACTATCACATTCGGGATACAACGCCATCGTGCGGTATCTTCTGATTAGATCATTTTCATTTTTATATTTGCCTTCGATATCAACGTATGAACCGTAAAAACCCGTCGAGACGTAGTGCTCGGAACCATCCTGATTAGAGGGTGGAACCGGGGATACTACACCCGGCGGGTTCTTATCGCTATCATCAATTGAGAATCCAAATAGTCTCGCCATTATTAATCAGACTAGAAATGTTCGTTCTAGTTATTTATCACTGAATCAGTGCCTGACCTCTCGCGCCTCTGTTTGCATTCAGAGCATTACCAATCGTGAAGAACTGAACCTGGAAGGTAACAGTGAATTCTTCGATCTGATCGGTGTTGTCGTAAGACAGTTCTACAGCAGAAACTTCGGTCGGGAAGATGTCAAAGAACTTGTAGTTCCTAAGAGTAGCAGATCTTCCACCTCTTCTGTTCTTGGTTGCTTCAGCAACTCTACCTCTACCCAACTGAGTAACATAAGCATCAGTCATGTAGGATGAAGGGTTGGTAACACCAGTAGCGTCATTGAGTTTACTCATGACGTTCATCCAAGTCTCAAAAGCAGTTCTGAGTTGGAAGTCCTCATCATTGATGATGGTAACGGTCCAGGTGTCAAAGGTTCTGTCGCCAGCAACCTTCAAGATTCTGCCTCTAAAGGGAACGGGAACTTCAGCAATAGTTGAGGCAGGCAGCTGTGCTGCCTTTGCCAAGAACTTGAAAGTACCATTCTCTCTTCTACCCCCATTTCTCCAAACTCTTCTACCCAAGGCAGAAGGGAATGATGGGATAGAGCATTCAAATAGATTGGGGCGGGCACCACCGCCCGCTAATCTATTCTTAAACTGTGTTAAGGTTTTTGTAATTGCCATTGGTTTTTCCTCGTTAAATGATTGATATTAGTAGATCAGGCTGTTGTGCCAACCACTTCATCAAACGAGATTCCAGACCTGGTTGCGATGAACGTCAGAGTAATGTAGTTGATGGATCTCGCTGGTGCGATGAAGATGTCCGCTCTGAACTCATTGTTATCAACGATATCAGGGGTGTTATTGGTCTCATCACAAATAACTGTGAACTCTTCAATACCTCTCTGTGCCTGAACATCTCTCAAATAAGGAATTACAATGTTAACAAAGTTCTCTCTTGTTTCCTCATCATTGAGTTCAAAGAGTTGATCATTTGCTGCTTCTTCAAGTGCTTGCTCAACTGTGAGGAACAGACGGCGAACGTTAATTCTGTCAAAGGCAGAACTATATGAGAGACCAGTCTTGTCACCGAATAGAATTACACCTTGACCATTTTGGTTAATGACAGGGTTAATTCTGTTTCCATAAAGCACGTCTCTCTGTGCTTTGTTGGGGTTGTATGCCAGTTTGACAGCATTATTAATGTTGCCTCTTTGCTGACCAGCAGGTGAGAACCATGGGAAAGACTCAATGCTAGTTCTAACCATCAGACCCGCGATGTCTCCATTCAGGGGAACATAACGGAACTCATTATTAAATCTATCATATGTGTACTTATAACCACTATCAAACACCGCGTAAGAAGATGAAGTGATAGGAGAGTAGTACTTCAACAGATTGTTAGTCTGTGTGGTTGTGTTGGTTTCTCCAACAACATTTGCTCTATGAGGAGAAATGACTGCCATACAATCCTTTCTCAACTCGGCAATAGAGATGAGCAGATTTGCCTTGGCTTGGGATTGAACTTCGGTAGAACAACCAGGACCCATCAACAGGAAATCAACTTCGATCTCATCTCTGTTAGAGAAGAGGTTGTAAGAAGTGAGAAGATCTCCAAGAGAAGCCGATTGACCACCATTTGCTCCGTAGTCAGCACCACCGAGAAGGTTGTAACCAACGTTACCAAGAGCATTGAATTGAGTATCTCTTGCTTCCAGACCCCACAGACCATCGCCTCTGCTTACAGGGGAGAAGTCAGTTGTAAATCCAGTTGCGACAGGAGTAGTGCCGTGGAAAGCATCTGCCGACTGTGAGGGGTTGAAACCAGGGAAGATCCAATCTGAATTGATTGCCAGATAGTTCTTATAGTAGGTTTTCAGAGGTGCATCGCCATCTGCTTCGCCGTCAATTGCCTTCGACAAGAAGGACCAAGACTCAAGCAGGTTACCAGCAACACCAGTTACTGCGCCAGTATCATCAACGACAGCAACGTGAATAGCATCACCACCGCCACCTTTTGAAGAAACGTAGTTTGTATCAACAGGTTTGGGAGCGATTGTCTTCCAGAAGATGGTGCTGTTGTTGATCTGCAGTTTCTGCTGATCATACCAATCTTCGGCGGAGGTAGCGGTAACAGTACCTTCTGAACCACCAGCGTTGTTGCGAATGGTGACTACATCACTCGTTTCAAATGATTGAGCAGGGTTGTTCTCCTGATAATCAATTGCGAATTCTGTGCCAGCACTGTTAACTCTTGAAACAACTTTAACGTTAATCGTGCTGTTGCTGTTAACAGTGTCAGTCGAGACACCAGTAATGATGCCTTTCAGCATTCCATTAAAGGTTGTGGTCGTTCCTGCGCCAGGGATTGCGACGGATGAAAGTGCTGTCGTAACACCATATCCAACGGTAATTCCTAGACCAGCAAGACTATCGGTGCTGATTCCGAGAACTTGGTCTGCTGCGTTATCAATCGTACAAACTTTCAGTTGGTTTGCCCACTGACCGGGGTTTCTAGCAGCATAGTAGAACGACGTAGCAGAAGTGTAATCCTCCTGATAGTCATCGTAGTTCTTAATCTTGAGGGAGGAAGATGAACCAATTCCAACACCAGCATTAGCGTTGACCAGGTTGCTTCCGTCTGTCCTTACAACGCTCAGAATACCACCGTAGTTGAGGTATTCAGATGCTGTCATCCAGTATTCGTATTGTCTATCATTACTCTGAGGAGTGCCGAAAACATCGATCAGCTCCTGTTGAGTTGTAATAGTAGTAGGTTCATCAATCGGACCCAGTTTGAAGGGGGACGCAATCGCTCCGATGTTATCGAGAACGTTTTCAGCTCTTCCTACTGTAAGATCAATTTCCCTGACTAATACGCCTGGAGATAATTGAGGAGTTGCCATGTTTCTCTCCTTATTGTCTCAAATTAACTATTAATATTTAGAAAAATGAGGTGCTTCAAGGACGTGAACAAGACGTGAACATTACTTCTGTCTGCTTTTCTTTATTCTATCTATCGTGCATGTTTTACATTCATAAGAATATGAGGATGCGACCTGACCTTTATCTTTTCTGGTTCTGTAAAATCCCTCTAATAAGTTTTTAGTTTCGCCGCAGGTTCGACACTTTCTCTCCGTGAGAAACAGATGATTTACATCGAACTGGGCGTCTAAATCCATTACTGATAATTCCACATATGACTCATGTCTCCGTATTCGTCGGTATGCCACCTGTCTCCTTCATCATCCACAAAAGAAGTATCATCGAGTCCATCGACAATGAAACCAAAGGGTGCCATATCTTGCTCGATTTGATTCTTTTGTTCTTCGTATAATCGTTTACGGACATCCTGATCTGTTAACTCCTTAAAGTAATCTTGTGCTACCAACCAAGCATAGATGACAAGACACATGGCAAGGTCATCATTACAACCCTCTTCTGCCTCAAAAGAATTATGCTTTGAAACAAAGGTAGTCAATTCCGATATGACTTCATAATCACAGAAGGTCAGTTTGTTCTCCTCAATCATAGTTTTTAAATTGAGAGATCCAACCTTCTTCACAGTCTTGGACATCTTAACACCTAACTGTGTTTTAGAACCAGAGAATCCTTGACCTACAACCTGTCCTGCTCTACCGCGCATTGAACACATTAACAGGTTTTGATATTCAAGGTCGTATTGTAAAATACTTGCTACCTGATCTCCAACATCATTCACCTCACATAGAATGAATGCTTCATTATAACTCTTACATACCTCATAGATGACGCTAGGGAATAGCATCGGTTTAATCGTATTATCTCTATACTTCGCTACTAGTTTATGAGGGAACTCTGTGATATCTAATATTGTAAAAGCAGAGTAATCGTTACCTACACCTCTTGCCACGTCAACAGTACAGACATAATCATGTCCTTTTTGCGCTGATTCATATACATCTAATCCAGCATTTCTCTGTATGGGATTATCATAAACAAGTGATTTTAGTTTAGAAGCAGCAATCAGAGTATCAACAGATCCAAGGAATTCGCACTCAAACTCAATCTTGAATTGTTGTTCTGATGTGTTGGAAATCGTTTGTTCTTTCCATACAGCATCCCTACCAGGAACCTCTGACCAGTGGACATCAGTCGGTACATATTCATTTCTACCTTTCTCCGCATCATGCCACATACGGTAGAAATGATTCATACCGTGTGGCGTGGATACGATAATTACCTTCGTGCTTTGACCGGAAGTAATAGTAGGATAAACAGAGGCAAAGAAGGCATCTGCAATATGGTTCGGAACGAAGGCGAACTCGTCGAGGAAGAGAATGTTAAACGACATGCCTCGGACAGCACTTGCAGATGTAGAAGCTGCCAGAATCTTTGATCCATTTTCTAACTCCAGAGAACCCTTGTTCCAGGATAGAATACCCTGTTGCATCCACTTTGGCAAGTTCTCATACGCAATCTGAAGTCTAGAAAGAAGTTCCCTAGCAGTGGATGCTTTGTTTGCCAGGATGCCAATATTTACACTGTCATTGAAAACAGCATAGTGTAAAAGAAAAGATACCACAGTCGTAGACTTACCAGTCTGACGTGGCATCTTACAGATGTTAAATCTATTTTCGTGGAAATTGCGAACTAACTTCTCTTGAAAGTCATACATCTTGAACGGTTGAAGACCGTGATCAAGGGTGACAATCTTTACATAGTTTTGAGCGAAATATACGGGATCTTCCTTACACTTCAAATATTCTTGAATCTGTTCTTTTGTAAATTCAATTTGGGTATTCGCCTTTTTAAGGTTAGGGTTCCCAAGATAGATATTATCAGACATAAAGAATTACTTTTCACTTACATGTGGTTTTTCGTAATCGCACTTTACTTTGGATATGGTCTGATACCATAAACCATCTTTCAATGGGTTACCACTTTTAATATCCCAGTAGAGCATATCCAGTTGATCACCGATCTCTGGGTATGCTGCCTTTCTGTCGTCGGTGTATGCCATCAGCAGTTCCAAGCTCTTAATGACTTATTTATCCTGCTATCAGGATCATTGGCAGTCTTAGAAGAAGTCAACTTCTTCTTCATACCTTTCATTCTTGCACAAAAACTCTTTCGACGAGGGTTCCCAACTTTCTTTGAAGGTCTCTTAAGATCGCTTCCTGGGTTTTCACGCTCATACGACTTCCTACCTTTTTCATTCAATCCTCCCGATTGATTCTTACCAGACTTTTTTGTCCATGCTGCTGCCTCCTCGATCTCTCCATCGATCTCGGTTTCTTCAGACATGTCAGGTACTCTAATATAAGTATCCTTATTGTCAAGCATAGAAGCATCAAATCTCATCACTTTGGAACCAGGATAAACCTTATCCATCGCTGCTTGGACTTGCTGTTTATTAGGTTGCTTGAGTTCGGGGAAGAATAACTTCATCATCATATACTTCCCTCTCCACAGGAATGATACAAGATATACTTTGCCCGTTTCTGATGGGATTCTTTCAATACCCTCACCAAGAGTCAATCTCTCAAGGATTCTATCTTTTTCAGATTGAGTTTCCTCATTCTTGGGTACACAGTTGGGGACCATCTTGCCACCCTTTTTCTTCATACCAACTTGTTTGTGGGTATCCCAGCAAGGATCTCCATCTGCCTTTCCTTCAGATATACCTGCCTTTCTGAGTCTCTTTGCTTGACTCTTATGCATCTCAACAGCCTTATCCAATTCTTTGGCAATTCCCTTCACACCCTTATCTTTCTTCTCTTCACTTACCTCAACCTCTTCTTTCTTGACGCAGTTTGGATATCTCTTACCAAACATGGTCTTCATACCTTTCTTCTCATATCCTTTCCAGCACTTCTCGTCAATTACCTCAACTTCAATACCAGCAGATCTCATTGCTCTGATCTGGATATCAGAAAACTCAGGAAGAGCCATATACTCTTCTTTCTTAGTTGAGTTACCCCAGTTGGCAGCACCAACCTTACGACATTTTACCAGAGCACCCGAAGCATAAGCAGAAGGCCACACAGAATAACGAGACTTGACCTTATGGTAACAAGCATCTTTTGTTCCACTACCCTTACCTTTCTTATCTTTTGCTTCGTTGATGTCTAGATCTTCTTTCTTCATTTTCTTTTTAGGATCAGTAGAAACATAGGTTGGTTTGGCAGCACCAGTCTTTGATTGCTGTCCTGGATCTGCTTTCTTCTTTCTTCTTTGGGCAGATAGTCTTTCTGCCTTTGTCATAGATGCTCTCTTCGCAGAGGAAACGCACTTGGGTGTTCCTTCACCAGGTTTGTCGCTAGCACAAGTTCCACCAGTAACAACGTTGACCCAACCACCTTTACCATCTTTTGATTTGGAT